ATTCTAATGCGGTTGTACCTAAAGCAGCGCCATCAGATGCATCAGGCACAAAAGCCGTCGTAGCTGTTATAGTCGTTGCTTGGAAAGTACCATTAGTTGTTAATCCAGCATCGGCTGAGTGTGTTAATGTTATATCTTGGTCATCTCCAAAATTAATGACAGCGCCGTCTGCTAGAAATAGATCACTAAATTCTAATGAACTTGTGCCAAGTGCTGCTCCGTCTGAAGCGTCTGGAACAAATGCAGTAGTGGCTGTAATTGTAGTCGCCTGGAAAGTACCATTTGTAGTTAGTCCTGCATCAGCAGAATGAGTAAGTGTAATATCTTGATCATCACCGAAATTTATAACTGCTCCATCTGCAAGGAATAAATCACTAAACTCTAGAGAAGACGTACCAAGGGCTGCCCCATCTGAAGCATCCGGCACGAAAGCAGTAGTCGCTGTAATGGTTGTACCTTGAACTGTTCCTGTTGAAGTAATATTACCTGAGCCTATTGTTCCTAACCCAGTAACATTACCGCTAGTATCAAATGTATAATTGCCGTCACTAAAAGTACCATCAATAGTTAAATTTCTAATAGTGCCTACATCTTTATTACTATCAACAACTACTGCTTTGCTTGCTACTACTGTTCCAGCAGTTAAATCATCTATTTGTTCAAGATCTGCTTCATTAATAACTGCACTACCAATAGTAAAGCCTGTTCCTGTTATAACACCTGTTGAAGTAATTGCTCCGGAACCAAGTGTTCCTGCAAGGGTTGCGTTAGCCCCACTAAAAGTAAGAGCAGTAGTTGTTCCAGATTTTATGATAAGATTACCGGAAGTATTTGTAGCACTACCAAATGTCGTACCGGCATCTTTGAAAAATATATCTGCCCCATCAGCGTCAAGAACAATATCACCGCTTGAATCCAACGTAATATCCGTGCCGTCATTCGTAATAGTATCAAGAGCGATGCTTCCGATATTAGTAATATCAGCATCACTCATATCAAAACTTCCCGTTACATCAAAATCTCCTCCCACACTGAGATTTCCAGTTATAGTTGCAGCATCTACAAACAAGTTACTCCATCTAGTCCCTGTAATTCCTAAACTTACGTCACTATCAGTAGTAGGAATAAAACTCCCATCTAAAATCTGTACCTGAGACACAGGGGCCCCACTAGCAGCCACATAAAAATCCAACCTCCCAACCTCACTACCAGCCGTCGCTGTGGTTACAACCCAGTCAATATAGGCTATATCACTCTCCCCACCCCCTACGTCGTCCGCATACAGCACTACCCTACCACCATCATTAGCCGCTGGAGTTCCTGTGGAAGGATTTAAGCCTAATTGCATAACCTCCCTAACTCCACCAGCTGCAGCAGAAGTACTAACAAAAGACTTCAAGCCAGTGATAGTCTGAGCTGTACTCTTTCCAACAATCCCATCCGTTCCAGTTAGATCTACATTTTCCTCATCTGCATTAGACCCATTCACAAACGACTTAATAGCATTTATCCAGTCAGTTATCTGCTCAGCATCTTGGTCATCTCCAGCAACAGGTAACGCAACCGAAGGGTCAACAATAGAAGCCATAGCTAAATTCCTTGGTTGAATATTTCAACAAAGTAGATTAACCTTCAAGGGGGATATATTCAACTATATATCCCTCAATACCAGATGGGCCTTGGCCTACCCATTCGGGAGCCATAGTCTCGCACATTCTATCTACAAAGAAGTCCGTAACACGGGCCGAAGCTCCAGGCCAAGATTCTCCAGTACTCCATTTTCGTCCTGCATTCCATTTAGAAGTTTGAGCAACAGCTAGAGTTCCATTAACACTAGGTTCTCGGCCTTGATCTATATGAACTGTGAAGCTTATATCTTGCTGACCAACACGTCTCCTATGGAAAGTCCTTACGTTAAGGATATGCTTCTGCATACCAGGCAGGCCTAGGTCGTTAGGACTCATTTTAATACGCCAGTTATAACCAGTTCCTGCATCATCTAAATAGGTAATCTTATTTCCTTGATATAAATACCCTGTAGAACTCCCAGTCCAATGAAACTCTTCTCCACTAACTAGAAGCTTCTCTGCATAATTAAGCTTATGAGATGGCCTATCTATCCAAATGTCTCCAGTATCCCAGTCCCAAACTAAAACTATATCTTGATTATTAGTATTGCCACTAGAAGAAATAATAGTCCTTACTTGATGATCCCTTTCAGACACGAAAGACTGAGCATACTGCAACCTATCTTGATTCAGGTTAAACCATTCTGTAGAGTCATCAGAACTAACTAAAGTAAAACTCAAATCTGGCCTAATAATAAATAGCCCTTCCTGAGCCACTCCAAAAACAAACTCTGGTCTTGCAATTAAGCTCTTACTAGCTATAGGAGAAAATCCTCTTATAGGCTTACCAAGGCGGAAATCTATATGCCCTATAGGATCATAGAAAATCTCTCCCTGGTACAAACCATCGCTCTTAAATATAAGAGCCAACCCCCAGTTGTCTACGCAGCCTACTATAGGAGTTCCACCGTCATAGATCTCATACCTATTAGTATCAGGCCAAGTGTTTATATCTACTGCGTACGTCTGCCTATTAATATCACACCATCTAATTCTAGTATTATACTTAGTACTACTCTCAGTGGGTCCCCAAATCATTAATAAGTTTTTATGTAAGAATAACCCATCAACCTTAGTCCAAGGCACAGTAGTTAAGTCGGAAGTATTAGTAGGAGTACTATCATTCCCATTCCACTTCCGTACTGTGTTTACAGAGTTACTAAACACAAACTGATCTTTTATAAACACTCCATGAATCTTGTTATCCGCCCCTCCAGACAAAGCCGTACCAGTAATATTTACTCTAGCAGAACCAGTATCTGTATAAACTTTAGTGGGAGTGATAACTACTCTCTTATTAGAGTCACCACTAAAAGTCAGATCAAATAATCCTACCACAGCCTCGCCTCCACTAAGCTGATCCGGGCTGTAAGCTATATAACCTGGTCGGCTATTAGCTACTCCACGTTCAGATAGATTTACATCTCTAAGAATCTCGCAATTCTCAGGTGTAAGGTTCTGATCTGGATATCTCCACCTAGACCTTTGTCCCCTGACCCGAAAGATTTGGCTAGTTACAGATTCTTCACCTACCCTAGGTTCAGCCATCGCAAGAATCCATACTGTCTAAAGTATTAATCAGTAAGGCCATGAGAAACTGCTTGCCTTCATCGCTATCAGGAATTCCCTTACACTTCAAACTAAACTGTCCTTGCCATCCATCGTCCGTAGGATGAGGAACTATAAGTACACTCATAGTATTAGTCTTAATTAACCCAACCATAGCAGACTCTGCAATACGGGAGCTAATAGCTAAGCTATCCATAAACCCTCCTCATATCACATCTACACCAGTAATCAAAGGTCTAGGGCCTCTATGAGCTCTAATAGGATTAGACTGAACATTAGAAAAGACCCAAATATGATTCTCTGTAGGATCCTTAAAAGCTAGAAACTCACCCATTCTATCCTTAAAGGTGGCTCTATGTCTATCACCAGTAGGGCCTTTACCTAATGCAGGAAGAAGATCCTTTGTAGTCCCCCAAACTAACAAGTCATGATACTCCTGATCAATCTCAGGCCAATCAGTATCATTAACCAAAGGAGGCTTTCGCATCTCAGCCCTAATTGTATAGGTTACAGCCTCTCCAGGAATAGGTCTAAACTGTATCCATTCGTAGTCAGGAGACATCCACCATGGAGGGATAATAGATATAGTATTACTATCATCATCCTTAACTGTTATATTTCCAGCAAAAGTAATTCCTGAAGCAGGGGACTTAGTAACTCTTTCAATGCCTAGTGTAGAATCGTAGCTATTGGAAGTGTCCACCGCAGTAGTACCATCCATAGTAACTAGCTCAGTTACCAACACTCCACTAGTATTAAACCCAGTCACTCTAACTTTATAATTAGCCCCTGTATCAGTAGCCACATCACTCACCACACTTAGTGTCCCATCACTAGCTGGATAAGCTTGCACTCCTCTCACACCCAATGCGAAAGCTTCACTAGGCGTTCCAGTACTAGTATACCCAGGGTAAGCCTTATCGTAGGCTCTATCAGTCGTAGCCCAAATAGATCTCTTATTATCAGTATCCTCTATATTTGTAACTCTACGTACATACAAAGGCATTCCATACTTCTTAGTATTCGCCACGGTAGTAAGAGAAAACTCTCTATGCTCATGAGGAACTCTAGACATATCTAGCAATCGTCTATAGACCCCATTCATAGTTACAGTAACTAGCTTCTCAAAATCTCCTCCAGAAGCCTGCCCTGCGTAACGTATGACAGTGTCTTTTAGTTCCTTAAAATCGCTCATTTAGCCGTTGCCTTTATGCCCGCCTTTAGCACAGATTCACTGCTAGGAGCTAGCTCACCCGTCTTATTCATAGCAAGCTGGCCCGCCGAAAACATTTCCTTAAAGGCCTTAAACATCTCATCCTTAGAGTCAGCTACTTTCTGATCCTCGTTCCTATGCAACGCTTCTCTAGCCTGAGGACCATTAGTCTTCAACACACCCTTAACCCTAAAATCCCACTTCTGAAACCTAGGAATCCTAGTTCCATTAGCCTCCGTAAAGTCCTCAGCCTGCCTTTCCGTCATAGGAGGCTGGCCGGGCACAATACCCACTATACCACTATACGTACCAACTATATCTATAATCAGTCCATCATGAATAGTAACTCCCCTAGGCTCTCCATTATCCCCCTCTACAGTAATCCTAAGGCTCTTACCCTTACCTCCAAGATCTGAAGTAATCTGCTCAAACCATTCACCCTCAGGCTTAAAATCCGCCCTATGAGGGTCCATACTCACATACTTGGTCATCACTACGGCCTCTTCAGATGCATCAAAGGCTACAGGGACACCCTTAGTCATATCCCTACTCTGACTCTTTTCCAGCTTCTCCTCCGAAGGGAGTATACTCACAGGCATTACATATCCTCCTTAGTGGAAAAATTCAACAAAGTTAAGCTATTCCAAGACTGGCGTCTTGGGCAGCTCCGCTAGATCCTCCAGTAGCTGTAGTAGAGGCTATTACTAAGCCCTTAGCAAAATGCAAAGGCTTAGAGAAGCTCATATTCACTATAGCATTAGCACCGTTGGGAATAATATAGTCCGCAGCGGTAGTGCCTACAGTCACATCCGCGACAGCAGCAGCGTTATACAATAGGAAGAACGCATCCGCAGCAGTAGTATTATGTAGGCTAACACTATACAGTAAAGTCTCTCCAGCTTGTACCAATATGTCCGTGGCCGCCACGTCGTCATTAAAGTAAGCAGTACATGCACCCGTATTCTGATCTGATTTAACAGCCATTTCTTAAACTCCTATAGTATCCAACATCTGGTTAACCCTATGTTCATACGTATGCTCTGCACGAACCTTAATATGACCTTCTTTAGCTATAGTTTCCCTCTCCATAGGATTATCTAAAGCCCATCGAATCTTCTCAATAGCTTCTTCTTCGCCTTCATAGCCTAGGAAATGCTCTCCATCTACAAAGCCAAGATCCTCCCATCCCACAACATCCCGGTTTGTGACTAGACATGTTCCATAGCTCATAGTCTCAAAGAAGCGCATATTAAGATCATCTAGGATAGATACATTAAAGCTAACTCTAGACCTTACAGATCTAATAGCAGCTTCCTCAAAGAACTTATTAAAAGCTAGCCAAGAGTTCGGGAACTCGCTAAAGATCTTGTCTATATACTCTATTCTATTATTCCCTCCACCACCCTCAATTCCTCTGTTTATAAATCCTACAAAGGATACATCCCAATCCTTTTCAGGAACCTCGTCCAGTATATCGGCCTGGCGCATTTCAGCTAGATTAGGATCTACACAAGGCAAACAAGCCAACGGGAGCCAATGCACATTCTCGACTCCATCTTGCTTCATCTTCTCTACTGCTGGCTTCTGAGCCACAAAGGCCGTATCGTACTGCTTGGCCCACTTAAGCCTAGAGTCATAGCCAAGATGTGTATCTACTAACCAACAGGCGTTAGGCTTAGGCGGCACAAACTCTATGTCGTCCCGGCCATCATCTATGGTTATGTATAGGTCATGAGAGGCAACTTCATCATCATACGGAGGCCTGTTGTACCGTTTCATACCTGCGTCTGTATAACCAGCTCTATGTAAAGCCTCAGTTACTCTACGAGGAGTACCATTATTACGAATCTCTGCGTTATAGAAAACTCCTAGAGAAAGCATTACTCAGCCTCCTTTCCAGGACTAGCATCGCAAACTATAACCCCCCAGCTTAAGCTATCACAATTATGTACTTCCCAGCCATCAGATTCTAACAATCTAGACACACTAAGCGGTGTGTAGGCATGAACATGACTGCAATCTAGCATAGTTGTAGGAGTTCTATTATGATCTGGAATAGAAAGGAATAAATGACCGTCCTCTCGTAAAGCCCTCTTCCACTCCTGCAAAGCTTCAAGTGGATCTACAAGATGCTCAAACAAGTGAAGAGCTATAATAAAATCTAACCCATTATTCTGTATAGGAAGACTAAGAGCATTAGAAACAATCTCCGGCTCAGCGCCAGAGAACTTTCTTCCACCCACTCCTGACTCTCCAGTTTTGGCTATATCTAAATCTATAAGCCTTAACTCCCCTAGATCCACATCTCTACTCCCACAACCTACATTCATTCCCACAGCTCCGTTACCTTTATAAGGCTTAATCCTCTCTTCTAGCCAATCATCTTCGCTCATTCCTTCTAAACTTTTCACGGTACTTTTAACTAGATTCCAGCCTCCACAATAGGTTTGGTACCAAGCCTTTACTCCATGCTTCCTAATTAACTGATTATAACTAGTCTCCTGCATCTCCGCAGAATCCCAGGTCTCAGGATGCACCTTACGCCCAGTTTGCTGACCTATGTGATGCAAATAAACACTCTTGTTACATATAAGCTTCTTACCCATCTTCAAGAATCTAATAGATAAGTCTAGATCGTCTCCAGCACAAAGCTGATCATCTAAGCCTCCTATGTCTTTCATCAACTGCGTACGAACCAACATACAGAAGCCTATCAAAAGACTAGTCTCTGTAATCAAAGGTGTTGTACCTATATCATACAGATTCTGTACTCCAGCTACATAATTACTACAAGGACCTACAGCAGCTACCTCTGGATCATTAAAGTGCTCAGTTAAAACCCTCCAAAACGCATTGCTATGAGGCAAAAACAGCACATCATCGTTCATCATACAGAAGAATTTAGTATCAGTCATGCTAAGAGCTAGGTTAATTCCCCCTATCCAACCCTCATTCTTCTTGGCATGTACCACTTCTATCTTATCAAAGTTGCAATTCTCAACTGCTGTCTCCAGCCTAGAGGCATTCTCAAGGCAATTATTAATCACTATAATCTTGTATGGATAATCTGTATGCAATGTTAAGCTACATAAACACCAGTACAACTGCTGATAGTTATTATATGTAGGGATAGCTATAGTAAGTAAGGGTTCCATTTAGCGTACCATCCCTTCCATAGCTACTCCCATATCCTCAGGCTTATTATTACTAGATGGCTGCTTTATATCTTTACCCTGTACCACTTCACCATCTTTAATGTGTCCTACATTATTTCCAAACTGTGCAACGTAACTATCTCTAGCTACCTCTCTCTCGCGCCAATATGATTCCTCATCTGCCCACCTAGGACTATGCTCCTTGTGCTGAGTCTTCACAGCAGTATCTATGTATATAGGTATATTATACTTATGGCACCTAACACTAAAGAAGAAGTCCTCTCCACATCCAGTACTAGAAAACCACGGCTTAGGAATCTGCTTAAACACTTTCATATCATAAAGCGTCATAGCCGCGCCCATGGCTAGTTTACCCTTAACCTCCTCATTACCCACCAACTGATCTTTAGGATAGTCTAAAACAATATCACTACCTTCTATCATATCCAACTTATTAATACTGTCCCACTTCTCTATAACTCTATACATAACAGGATGAATAGGATGCCGAGCGGTAAAAGCCAGAGCTCCCACCACAGGCTTGTTATGCCTAAACAGCCTCAAAAACGTAGAGTGGTCAAACCTCATATCCGAATCCCACCAAAGCAAATAGTCCGCGTCCCAGTCTAAACACATATCTACTATATACTCTCTAGCCTTCCCCACCAAGCTAAGCCTAGAGTAATTCGAGATCATAAGCTCTAACTTGCCAAGCCGCTTCCAATCCTCTTCCGTAGGATCAGCGCTTCCATCTTTTCCCGGCATCATATCCAACGGGGGCATAGTAGGCAGAAGCTCCATAAACTTATCATGCCCCAACTTATCCCTCCACAAAGTCCTCTCCCTCAACCCACCATAGTAACTCATCTGGTCAAAATACAGTGGGAAAGTACTATCATCTGGCCCACTGTACCAAGGCAATCCTATCATAAGTTTCATTCTTTAGACCTCTCCATTATGTCTCTGAACAGCTCGCCCAAGGTCCTACACTTAAGTAATCCAGTCTTCATCTTAAAAAACTGCCAAGCGTTCCCCTGCTCACAAACTACCATTCTATGACCTGTATGGTGCTTACGTATCTTCTCAGAAGAATCCATCCACATAATCCGCCCGCATGAACAAGACGTTAGGAGATTCTTCCTATCCCTACCATCGTGAGGAGCTAACCACTTCAAGATCCAAGGCCACTTTTTCTCACTAGTATCCGGGAGATGCTGATCGAACAAAGTGCTCATTTTTATACTCGGTTGAAATATTCAACAGAGGAGAAGAAGAACCACCTGTCGATCAGGTGGCCCTCCTTCCCGTCACTCTTACCTCCTACAAACAACGAATAAACACATGATTAGCGTAGTTAGCGCCAACAGTGCCGAGCGAGTGCATGGTAGCTGTAATGGTGTCAAGTGCTACCACCGGCCCGTAAGGGAAAGTCTGATCATTCCCTGTAGAGCTCATACCCAAAGAGTTAGCTATGGCCATATTGCCAGGGCCAACAGAGTGACCAGGAACAACAGTCACACTTGTAGGAATCCTCATAACCAACACTGATTCGTGGTAACCATACACCTGAACAACTCCACGAGCGTTATTGGCTATATCTTCGTAGGCGAGTCCGATAAGACTCCCTGCTGCATCTGCCACGACTCCAGAGACAATAGCCTCCCTAGAGCCACCTTCGTTCGTGCTAACAGAAGCAGTGTTACCAAGGGAAAGGAACTTAAAGACTGGAAAGTGAGCGCTAATGGTCTGCCCATCACGGTTCGTGATGTTTAGCCATACCCGCTCAGGATCGTCTTTATTGACTTGCTGCATCCACATGCGAATTCACTCCTAAATGTAGTGGGCTAAGAAACGGTAAGTGTCAACAGACTGATGATTCCCGAAGGCAGAGATAGAGCCGTTAGTAGCTGTCCCTGAAGCATTCACGTTAATAGTACAGGAAGCCGTACCAACTCCATCATTATCAATCAGTTGAACATCCAATAGCCTGGACTTTGTGTCTACCAAAGCAAAAGCGGTAGTTGCATCATCCAGCTCGATCGTACCTGTTAGTACCCTCATACCCCCAGCAATCTTAGGGGAGCCAGTATCCCTAGAAATATCTCCGACAGCCATAAGGCCCTCCCTATTAAGTAATCCCGGTCAGCTTACCAAGGCTAGCCCGCAGATCAGTTCCCATATTGCCCTGCCAAAGGATCTGCGCTGCGAGTGCATCCTGGTTAATTGGCCGCTGGAAGCCCTCAGGGTTCATCGAGAAATTAGCTTCCCGATGTACGAAGTAGAAGACATGATTAGAGTTGAGTACATAGAGAGTACCTGACTGGCACTTAGCCTCCCAGTTGATAGAAGCTCCTCGGTACACAGGCTTAATACTGAGCTCCCCATCGCCACCAGGAGAATACCTGACAGCAGGAGTAATAACTGCCTCGAGAGTTTCGGCCTCAGTCTGAGTAGTAAATATAGCATCAGGCTGACCCTTAACTCCAGCAATCTCTATACAATCATTATACAGCGTACGAAGGTTAGGTATCAGATTAACAGCTCCATTACCCACTCCAGTAATCACCTGGTTACGCCACTTTGTGTTGTTACCAAAGTTAATATCTGCGTACGTACCAGATGTATTGGTAGTAGCTATCATGGCAGCAAGGCCCGTGGTCTGCTTAGACCCGTTGGCCGTGCCATCACTGTACGCATCCGTAGCCTGTGTATCGGCCAGACCGGACTCAGTCTGCATGATCTTGTCTTTAGCCAGATCCCTAACCCTGTTCTCACCTTGGTTAGATCTCTTCTCAAGACCGGATATGACTACCATACCAGCAGTCTGCTTCCAATCATAGAACGCATTCGTGATTCCATCATAACCACTAGGATCAAAGGATTCAAGGCCTGCATAGTGAGTGATATTGCCACTGTCTTCGTACATGACAGGGACTTTAATCCTCTCACCACCAGTAAGGGTTTTGATCCGGTTGCTACCTCGAAGGTACTTCAACAATGGAGATCGATTATGAACTTGGTTCAAAAGCGATCCACTGTTAAGGTATTCCATCAAGGTAGATGAAAGTAGCGGCCCCCATACAATTGTTGGGTTCGCATCACCTACAGCCATCACTTACCTCTCTATTAAACAAAGGATAGTATCCTTTAGCTAGTATACTTAGATTTTGCTAATGCCCACGCGCGATCCAAGATCAAACTTGGATCTTCGTTTTTGGCCGGATCAAAAATCTTAACTGGAGACCTGCCGGTACCAGTAGTCCTTCTCACAACACCAGGCCTAGAAGGCCGGCGTTGAGAAGTGGTTCTAGCAGATCTACTGTCTGCAGGAGCTCCTAGGCCAGGAAACTCTAGCCTAAAAATGTCTAAAGGAGTAACTCCCCTAGTCGGATCCTGCAGAGAATCAAGTCTTTTATCCAACCTAGCCTGAATCTCTGGATTTAGTGTGACCTCACCATCTTCATCGACTGTGCCAAAGTTATCCCCATACAGCTCAACCCCTTCTTGCATAGCGGATTGAGTGTAGTCGGTAGCTGCCACTTCTGCACCCTCAGCTTCCAGGGCTGACTTAGGGACAAAGCCTAAATGATCGGCTAGCTTATTGAACATTTCTACATGTTCTTCGGTCACTCCCTCGGGTAATGCATAGGCGTCTTCCTCATTTGTCTCGCCTGAGGAAGAATTCTCACCACCCATATAATCTAACATTTGCTCTCTCACGTCCAAGATGTCCGATCTAAGAGCATTTGTATCGTTTATATTCCTAGACATTTCTCGCTGCATAGCTCTCGCCGTAGCAGCGCCCTCGGGATTATTATCGTCGAGCCAGTCCATAAACTTATCCGTAGGCATAGCTCTAACTGCGTCGCTCTCCCCTCCAAAACCCTGCTCTGATCCTGAACTAGAACCCCCTTCTAGCCCCTCCAAAACTGCATCCGTATCTAGATCGTCTTCGCCCCACTGCTCTGCTTCTTGATCTAGAGCAGACTGGAAACTAGCATCCTCTAGTTCCCCGGTATCGCCCCTAACTACTTCTGACATTACTCGCTCCTTCGCTCTGTGAGTAGAAGGTGAAAAAAGTACTTCTCTATACTAATCTTTCTCACTCCAATTTACACTATCCAAACCAGAAGGCAGATCCCCAACCTTAGTTTTGTCTACAGTCTTACCTTTCTCATCTACAACTTCTACAACCTTCTCATCTAATTCAGGATGAGACTCATGCCTAATTCCCTGCAATGGCCCACGTCCGACCGTATGAGGAGCATGCTTGTCCAGATTGATCGCTCCACCTACCCTATCCCCAGACTCAATCAAACCCAAGTGATTCATTATCCTACGTTTGTCAGCCTTAGAGTACACATCTGAGCCCAAACCCTCATCAAAGTGAGGAGTAAATGTGTCAGCTCTAAACCTCTCAGGAACTCTGTTCATCTGCTCGTGACAAGCTGGGCATTGCCAAGATATATTCCTATCCTCTACAGACCGAAGTAAGTCCTCTCTAAGCTTACACTTAGAACACTCAAATGTATAAGTAGGCATTACTTCAAACCTCTCTTTATAGCCTTCTTAGTCTTCTTAGGAATTCTAACATGTATCTTACACTTAGGCTTCTTCTTAGAGCTAAGATCCTTCATGTCAGTGCTAGACATCAACGCGCCATGAGAAAGATCAGGAGTAGCGGTTTTAGGCATATCTTTATCCAGTCACCGCATTGCCTGTTTGTTTACCCTCATTCACAGTCGCGTTCTGAAAGCTATCTCTATCCAAAGGACCTATTCCCTGCCCAACTTGCCTACCCTCCACTACAGCTCCCTGCGCGGCATCCTCAGGAGGTATAGGATTCCCTTGTTCATCTACTTGCCCATTCTGTCCAGGAGCACCCCCACCCTGCTGCATTGTATTGGCGGCCTGCTCAAGCATAGGCAGTATCTCTTCCACCACCCTCTCACTAAAGCCCCTAACCAACAACCTCCTAGCTATCTCAGGCAGATTAGGAGGCATTCCAAAGCTCTGAATCATGACAGGCGTAAGACCAGCAAACAGGTTAAGCAGGTCCATCCACTGAGACCTCTCTACAGACACCGCTGTAGAGTGAGAGCTTACATCCATCGTAAACAAATACTCTCCTCTAGCTATCTCCGCTGTAACCTGAGCAAACTTAGGAGCTTGCTTATCTATAAGGAACAACTTAGAGGGCCTAAACTGAGTAATCAGCTGCCACATCTTTCTAGCCTTACGAATCTGAAAGTCTGACATCAGCCCAGATCGTCTATTCTCTCTAGCCGTATTCCTCTTCTCCAATATACTAGCCTCTGTAGCAGTATCCACCTTAGGCATCTGCTGAGGCTGAGGAGTACCAACAGACCTGTCAAAGATCTGCTGCAAGATACTCAGTAACTCTCCCTTCTCTGGAGGAACCTGATGGAACGGAAGTGGAATAATCCCTTTCCCTGCATGTTCCGTCAGCCCTTTCACTACCGCTATACTCCCATCAGGCCCATCCACCAAGTCCTGCAAAACAGTATTGTCTATCCCAGTAGCAGGATCCACCAACCACAGATTCTTCTGCTTCCTAATGATAGACAAGAATGAGTCCAGAACCTCATTCATTAACGCCTGAACTGTATCACCACCACCCATCAGCAAAGGGGGCTTATGGAACCAATTCCTCACACCGGGCTGAAAGGTAAGCGTCTCAGCTGGATAGTCCTCTAACCTATCATAAGGCCACTCTTCTTCTTCCCTAAGAGGCTTATCATGACCCTCAGCCACATTGATCAATATATCTCTAAACTTACCCCTTCCAACAGGCGCGTTCTTAGCCCATATCTCCCATCCTCTAACCACCCCCAATCCATCGTCTGGCTCGCCATCCTTTATATCCGGCGCGTCTTGCCATCTACTAGGCTCTAAGTCCTTAGTGTTCTCCAGATTAGGATCTGCCTTAACTTCATCTATTGGCAGCTCCCATCCAAACGCCACCCACCTAGCATCCTGCGGACCCTCAGTACAGAACACATCAGTCACGAACATCCCTGGAGGCCAGTTCACTGCAAAGGGAAAGTCCCTCTGCACCGCAGTGTTAGGAGACACGCCAGGCCGATCGTGAAACTTCTTATGTATTTCTATATGCTCTCCTACTACCTCCCCAATGAAGTCTGCTTCTTCATCTGGCATATTAATCAACTCTCCCTTAAGCAAGAGTTCATGCACACTAATATGCCTTATATGATCGTGCCCTCCATCCACCCTCACATCCTGTCCCTGCATCAAAAATAAGTTCTCATCCTCCGCACTATCCAACTCGCCCAGCTCCACACCAGTCTGCAACAGTTCTTGTTCTTCCCTATCAAAGTCTTCCTCGTACCCTATCTTCACACACCCATAGGGATACACCATTGCATTAAAAGCCACCTTTTCATCTACCTTAAGCTGCTTAGTAGTCCTATACACATAGTTATTAATCTTAGACGTCACAGCCGCCCTAGACAAAGCATTAGGATCCCCTGGGTCAGAGCTCTCCGCTGACTCCTTATTCTCCGGATAGCACTGTAGGATAGGATCCCTATCCAACATATTAGACAAAGTCTGATCTATCCAACCATAGATAATCCCTGCCTTAATACGCCTAACATGCTCCTCGTCTCCAGACCCGCCTCCAGAACCTGCGCTGTACTCCCTCTCTGTACTAGCCTCATTGAAGTACTGCTTAACCAGCACGTCACAGGCATCAAACAAAGGCTTAGACTTCTGCTGGGAGTACTTGATCAAGTTCAGCCAGTACTTAGCTCGATCTACTGATTTCCTAGGGTATGCCATAGTATCTCAGTTGAATATTTCAACAAAGTGAACTACGCTTCTACTAGCGCAAATTTCACGTATGGGACTACAGTTGCATCCGGCCTTAAGAAACGCCCCTTACGCTTTTTGGCAGCACGAAGGAGGATTTCATCGAATGATCTAGCTACTGGGTTAATCACAAGTGGAGCGTTAGCAGTAGGCTCTTTGTGTGTAAGACCTAGAAGATTAGCCAGGCGCATTCCTATCAGAGACAAAGCATCCACTTGATCGTCGTTGCGGCCGTTAGGGAATCTAGAGAGCTCCCACTCTAGATCACCTCTCCAGGAGGCCTGCTCAGGTATATGCACATAGCCCATCTGCATTGCGCCTGCAATGGAACCAGCGCGATACTCTGAGTCCTTAGAGCCTTTGCCTATAACGCTCACAGAATCCAGCACAGCAAAAGCGCCTTCCTCGCGCATACATTTCTGCAGCACTGGAGCGACTACTTTGTTCATCTGCACACGTTCGAGGAAGCACTTGAGCGGCTCATACTTAAGCATCCACTCAACAGCTTTCTCTACACCTTTCATAATATCGCACTGTTCCCGGAACAAGTCCAAAATCCACACATGGCCCTCGCCGTCCACACCGAAGATTATATGAACAGTGTAGTCTCCTTTGCCCTCGGAGAAAGCATAGTCAGAGGCTAGATAGTGTGTTAGGCCTTTAGGTGTCTCGTTACGCACAAAGGTTTGGAACCACGCTGGGTTGAACAGCTCACCTTCGTCACGCACAGGCTTCTGCTGATGCAAGGCCATGAAGCGAGGAGGGTTGTGGGACCTGATAACTTCCAGCTCTTCTATCGTGCGTTGGTTAGGACCTTCGGGCAGCAAGGCCTCACCGACCGATCTCTCGAGTAGATCGTCTTCTTCCGCGATAGAGGGAATTCGTATGATCTCCCAGTCTTCCTCTCCAGAGTCAGCCAGCTTCTCTATACGTCCACCCAGGTCGTCATCATGCCAACGCTGCATAATACAGATCACCGAGCCAGGTCCATCCTTATAGGAGCGTAGACGATTCAGAACTGTCGAAGTATACCAGTCCCAAACCTTACGTCTCTCATTAGGACTCGCAGCTGCTTCGTAGTTCTTGAACGGGTCATCCACGTTAAGGATATTCGCGTGAAAGCCTATCAGGCCTCCTCCTACGCCTTCAGCCTTATACTCCCCCTTTAGAGTTGTATGCCATTCGTTCATAGCCTTAGCGTCTTCGGCTATGGAGACTTCTGGAAACAAGAGTTTGTATCTAGGCTCGTTAACAATGTTACGAACTATTCGGCCGAAGCCATAAGCAAGGTCTGCATCGTAGGAAGTTTGAATGAACTCTAACGTCGGGTTACGGCCAAAATACCAGGAGGGAAACAGCTCACTAGCAAGACGCGACTTACCTATAGCAGGAGGAACAAATATAGCAAGCCTACGAATTAGACCTTGCTCTACATCTTCCAACTTAGAAGCTATGTAACGATGCACCGGATACGCTACATAGGTAGGATCTATAAACTGAGCGTAATGAATAAGGCTCTCTCCAGCTTTCTCCCTATGTATAAGGGCCTGTGCTATCTCAGAGGGAGACAGATTCTCTGCGTTAGGATCAGGCTTAAATAAGCTAGCTATTTCGGAGCCGCGATAGGACATTAGGTTATTGCTTTTTTCTTACCAATCACCTTGAGGTCAGGCTGCTCAGTAATTAGCGTCGAGTCCGAGGGGTAAGACCACGACGCATACCACGCATACGCTCACTAGCAACAGCCCTCATTCGAGCCGGTTCACGAACCCTAGCGGCCCTTCCTGCTTGAGAATTTGCCCGACTGCGAGCCTGCTTTTGAATGAGTCTCTTGAAGCCGGATTCACGAGCCCTAGTCGCCCTTCCTCTTTGTGGATTTATAGCCGTTCTAGTAGCGTTACTAGCAACAACACCCAGTCGTCCAGCCATCTTACTCTACCTCCGTTTCAGAACTATGCTTGTTCAGCGCAGCGGACAAGAGCTTCCTATCCTCGGTAGGCAATTCAGAGAACTCAGCTTCGACCAGCTCAGGTTGCTGAGAGGCTAGGTTGTTCAGCATGTTCACTAAGTTGTCTGTAGGAGAGCTCTCAATCGTATGAGTCACTTGTGAGTCTATCTCCTTACGCTCCGTATAGCCTCTGTCTTTACCAAACGTCCTCACAACAAACAACGAGGCATGATAGTATCCAATCTCTATCCGCTCAAAGATCTTGTCTTCGGCCTGATCTATAATCCGAACTCTAGCTTCTTGCATAAGAGTCTGCAGCGAGGGTTT